AAAAAAGATTTAATACTTTTAGACAAGGTAGGATAAGTGCAAGAAAAGAAGCAAGAAAGCAATTAGTAATACGTAATAATCTAGAAAAACTTTTTTTTAAAAGACTAAATACATTATTTAGAAAGTTCGTAAGAGTACAGATGTTTTTGTACAAAGAATATGGTGTTTATGAATCTGATATAGCTACTGCATCATTAAATGAAGATTTATTTCCGCTGACACTAGCACATTACAAAAGAGTTTTTAAAATTATTTATAAAAATAATGAAGATAAGTATTACAACACTACTAAAAACCAAGAAGCTTTTGTATTTGGTAGAAGTGTTGATTTTGAGAAGTTTGTAGAAGATTATTTTAATACAAGGGTATTATATTTAGCAGGTATATCAGGTAGGTTAGCTAAAAGAATATCTGCAATTATTGAAGAAGGTAGAGCAAACAACCTTACACTAGATCAAATAGCAAGGTCAGTATCAGACAATTTTTTACCTATATCTAGAAGTAGGGCGGCACTTATAGCCCGTACAGAAACACATAATGCATCAAGTTATGCTAATCACACTTACCATAAACAAGTACAAACTGATCTAGGTTTAAACATGGTTAAAAAATGGGTGTCAACAAATGATCTACGTACAAGACCTGCACATGCTAATGCAAATGGTCAAACAGTAAATATGGATGAGGATTTTGAAGTAGGTGGTGCACCAATGAGTTTTGCAGGAGACAGTAGAGGTGGTGCAAAAAACGTAGTTAACTGTAGGTGTGTAATTATATATTCAGATGTAGAAGATATTGTGCTAGACTAATCATTAGGATACTATATATAGATAATTATGCCTATACCTAAACCAAAACAAAATGAAAGTAGGCAAAGATATATAAATAGATGCATGGGAGACGACACTATGACGAGTGAATATACAGATTCAGATCAAAGATTAGCTGTCTGTACTACTGAGTACGATTCAAACAAAGAAGATTCTATACAGAATGACGAAAAACACATAAGAGAAGTTAGAGAGACCGAAGATTCTTACATTATAGAGTTTGGCAAAAGCGAAGAAGAATCAGGACATCATGATGATGAAGAAGGTTCTAAAGAAACTACTGATGTATTAGAAATTAAATCTGAACTTAAAGCGTATCATGATGAAGAAGAAAACAAAGAATATGGAACCTTTGAAGGTTATGGTTCTGTATTTGGAAATCGTGATTTAGGTAATGATGTCATAGAAAAAGGTGCATTTAAAAAATCATTAAAAAGAAGAACAAACAAAGGTGTAAAACTCTTATATCAACATAAATCAGATATGCCTATAGGTGTATTTGATGAAATAAAAGAAGATGATCATGGTTTATACATCAAAGGCAGACTTGCTCTTAAAACACAAGCAGGTGCTGAAGCATATGAATTATTAAAAATGGGTGCTTTAGATGGACTATCTATAGGATTTAGAGTAAACCCAAAAGAAGTTTCTTACGATAAGCGTGGTAATAAACGTATTATCAAAGAAGTAGACTTGATGGAAGTTTCACTAGTCACTTTCCCAATGAACCCACAGGCAACTGTTCGTTCAATAAAAGGACAAGAAATATCCATAAGAGAATGGGAGAATGGGATGCGTGACGCCTTCAATCTTTCTCGTTCAGAAGCAAAAGTTGCGGCAAAAGCTGTGACTAAGTGTTTTGATCAACGTGAGGTTGATACTAACGCTGAACTGGTAGATGCCATAAAACAATTAACTAAAACCTTAAATTCTTAATAAAGGAGAAAATTATGTCTGAGGATATTAAGAATAGCATCAATGATTTAGGTCATGCTTTTGACGAGTTTAAAAAAGTTAATGATCAAAGACTTGAAGCTATAGAAAAAGGTGAGGGAACTGCATATCTTGATGAGAAACTAGCAAAGATTGAAGCTAAGTTAGACTCTTATGAGGATATGAATCAAAAAGTGACTCTTGCCGAACAGAACTCAAATGACATCAAATCTCAGCTAGAAAAACTTGAAACAGTTGTTAAAAGACCAAACTCAGGTTTTGAAAGTAAGCAGGTTGATGATTATTTGAATGCTTTTGATCAATATTGCAGAAAAGGTCTAGAAGGTCTTACTGATGTTGAAAAGAAAGCATTAACAGTAAGTAATGATTCTACTGGTGGTTATTTAGCACCACCTGAGTATGTGAGAGAACTATTAAAAACAGTGACTGAAATCTCACCTATTAGAAGCATATCTAGAGTAAGAAGCACAGGTGCTAGAAGTATTCAAGTTCCAAAAAGAACTTCAACATTTGCGGCACAATGGGTTTCAGAAAGTGGAACTAGATCAGAAACTACTGGATACAATGTAGGTCAACCTGAAGGTATCTTAACTAACTCATCTGTTGGTGAAGCAGTTTCAGGTGCGGCTGATGCCCTAACCGCTGATGGTCTTTTAGACTTAATACATGGTATTAAATCTGAGTATGGTAGAAATGGTGTATTTGTATTTAATAGATCAACTTTAGCGGCAATTAGACAACTTAAAGCTAATGATCAATATATTTTCCAAGCAGGGTTTAGTGGAACAGTAGGTGCTACTAACACTATCTTTGGTTATCCATATATTGAAGCTACTGATATGCCAAATGTTGGTGCAGGAACATATCCTGTTGCATTTGGAGACTTTAGAAGAGGTTATATGATTGTTGATAGAATTAATCTAGCTGTATTGAGAGACCCATTCACACAAGCTACTACTGGTAATGTAAGATACATTGCAAGAAGAAGAGTTGGTGGACAAGTTGTTCAAGCAGAAGCAATCATCAAACAAAAAGTATCTACATAAGGAGTGAGTAATGCAAGATTTATCAAATAATATTTCAATAAGCAACTCAATAATCGCCGCTACAAAAACAGCAGGTGCTAATGGTACTGCTGTAGATTTACAGGGTTTTGAAGAAGCAACTGCAATAGTAGATGTTGGAGCAGAAGGAGATGTTCTTTCAGGTTCAACTTACTTTGAAGTTAGTTTGCAACATTCAGATACTACAACTAGTGGTGATTTTGTAGATTGCACACAATCTGACATTGTAAATGGTACTATTGCATCAGGTGGCATTTGGTTAAAACTAGATGGCACAACTGATGGTGACCCTGATACAACTGGTGGTCAATGGCAAATTGGCTATGTTGGTGGTAAAAGATATGTAAGACTTGTTCTTGCAAAAACAGGTACACATTCAACTGGTACTATTATCAGTGGTAATATCATTAAAAGCAGACCAAGAAGTGGTGCTGTTTCTAATGTAATACACAATGCTTAATTGAGTAATAATCTAGGGGAGTTTCTAACTCCCCTTTTTTTACAGAGGTAATTAAATGTCAAAAAAATACAAAATATTAGTTCCTAAAATTGGTGCAGGTAATAAAGAAGGAACAACAACAAGAATTTATAAAACAGATGAAATCGTTGATGCTAATGATGAATGGCAAGAAGATATCATGCAAATCTTTATTAGAAACGAATGGGCTATAGAAGTAAAAAAAGATTCTCCTGAAGAAACTGTTAAAGTTGAAGCTAAAATTAAAAGAGCAAGAAACAAAAAAGGACAATTAATAGGAGATGACCCATCAACACCTGATGTCAATGAAGCATGGGAAGGTGGTAAAGCACCTAAAAAAACCACTAAGAAAACAACTAAGAAGAAATAACAAATGTCTCTAGATTCTTATGTTGGTTTACAAATAAGACAAGGTAAGAGATATAACACTTTAGGTGTTTATAAATTTGGTTTTAATTCATCTGTAGGTAATTCAGAAGTCACTGTTTCAGATAATGGTAGTGATTATGATGCTTTAACTAGTGCAAGTATAGTAAAAATATCATCTAGCAGTACAGCAGATACAAGTGATGGTACAGGTGCTAGAACAATTAGTATTAGTGGTTTAGATGCTAATTATAATGAAGTTAATGAAAACATAACTTTAAATGGTCAGACTGCTGTAAATTCTACAAATTCATATATAAGAGTATTTAGAGCCAAAGTTCTAACAGCAGGTTCAGGTGGTGAAAACGCAGGAGATATACATATAGGAACAGGTGCTGTTTCTAGTGGTGTACCTGCTACATCCATAGCTAAGATATCAACAGGTGAAAATCAAACTCTGATGGCAGTGTGGACTATACCTGCTAATTACACTGGTTATTTATACAAGGTAGAGTTTTCATCTAATGTTCAAGGTAGTGTTTATCTAACAGCAAGAGTTAAAGTAAGAGATTTTGGTGGTGTTTATCAAACAAAAGAAAAAGGTACATTTACAACTGATGCTTTAAAGTTTAATTTAGATTTACCATTAGAAATACCTGAAAAATCAGACATTAAATTAACTTGTATAGCTAGTGCTAATACGCATGGTGTATCAGGTTCATTTATTTTGTTGTATGTAAAGAATTAATATCATAGAATAATGAAATGGCAATCAAAGTAGCAGATAGCATAACGAAACTTGAAGCACACGAAAGAGAATGTGCTTTAAGATATGAAAATATAGACCGAAGATTAGAAAGTGGTTCAAAGCGATTTGATAAACTAGAAAGTCTTATGTATGGACTATATATGCTTATTATTAGCTCTATGGTTGGTTTATTAATAGAAAGAATATTTTTTTAGGAGAAAGACTATGTCAGATGACTTAAATTACGAAAAACTTTATAACACAGCACAACAAGAGTTAATTAATGCTCAACATACTATAAGAGTATTAGTGCAAAAGTTAGAGGAGTTGCAAAACGCACAACAAAAAGTAGTAGAAGAAAAGGCAGAAAAAAAGAAAGCTAACTAGGAGTGGAACATGGCAGGTCTAAAGGTACATACAGAACCTGCATCAGAACCCATAACACTTGCAGAAGCAAAGACATATTTAAGAGTAGATAGTTCAGGTGATGATGCTTTAATCACATCATTAATCATAACTGCTAGAAAGCTATGCGAAATACATATGCAAAGAGCAATTATGTCTCAAACGCTACAACTA